CAGACAAACCAACCGAAGGAGACCAAGTGTCAGACACTACCGCTCCAGTTCCTGCCGTCGAAGAAGCGGTAGAAGCTGCTAAGGTCGAGACAGTTGCGGCATCACGCCCAGCTTTCTATACCGCCCCTCGCCTTGAATTCACAAAGGCAAAATACCTAGAGAACAGCATCCGCGCCGCACTTGGCGACGATGACGCACGTTCTTACCTCCGCGCCGCTGATAACACAACAGATAACGCCGGATTTATCCCAACTCCACAGAGCACAACTCTCATCAATGGCGTATCTAATGGCGATCGCGGATTCATCGATGCGCTTTCTCGCGAAACCCTAGCGGCTTCCGGAATGACTTTCGAATTGCCTCGCATCAACACCGCGCCAACTGTGGCATTGACAAACGAAGAAGGCGCACCTTCTGAAACAGATATGGGAACAGCTTATATCTCTGTCGATGTAAAGAAGTTCGCTGGTCAGCAGACTGTATCCGTCGAACTAATCGACCGCAGTTCCCCAGCCTTCTTTGCTGAACTCGTCCGTCAAATGGAGTTCGCATACGCAAAGGCAACTGATGCTTACGCAGTAACTCGCGCATCCGCAACCGCAACAGCATCAACCGCTAAGGCTGGCGCAACAGCGGCTAACTACCTTGCTTTCTTTGCTAACGCGGCAAAGAACGTTTATACCGGCTCACTTGGCTTTGCTCGAAACGTCGTAGTGTCCCCGGATGTATGGGCTGAAATTATGGGATTGAACGACAATGGTCGCCCAATCTATATCGCTTCAAACCCATCCAACGCAGGTGGCGCACTTTCACCGCTTTCAGTTCGCGGCAACGTCGCAGGTCTCGACCTCTACGTTTCACGCTCACTATCTGGAACTGGCGACGGATCAATTTACGTCATCAACCCAGACGCTCTCACATTCTACGAAAGCCCACGTCTGACACTCCAGACCAACGTAATCGCAAGCGGCCAAATCTCCGTAATGTATTACGGCTATGCGGCAGTAGCTCCAAAGCTTCCTGGTGGCTACACCTCAAACGATAACGCTTAGTAAGACTCAATAGTCTGAGCCAGTCCGCTCCCGAGCTGGCTTAGACCCCTAGAACGAAAGGAAGGCGAGATGCCAACAATAGTCACGGCCACAGAGCTAAGAACCATTCTTGGCGTCTCGTCATCCCTCTATTCAGATGCTTACTTGAACGACATTGTTGATACTTCGGAGAATCTAATTCTTCCAATGCTTGTCACTTTCCAAAGCAAAATCAACAAAGTCAAATTAGAGGACAACGTTGCGTATTTTGAAACCGCAACAATTCACGAATTTACCGAAGGCCAATCCGTCGTCATTACTGGATGCGGTTCGCCATTCAACGGAACTCACACAGTAACCGACGACGAAATTACCGATTATGTATTTACCGCCGCAATCACAAATGCTGACATATTGGAAAAAAACATTATCCCAGCAGGAAACGCTGCTCTCTCTGGCCTCTCAACCTATGTCGCAAACCCTAACGTCGAATCTGCTGTATTGGCTATCTCTGTCGAAATCTTCCAAGCTCGCACAGCCTCCGGCGGATCAATCGAGGGAATCGATTTCGCAGTAACGCCTTATCGCCTATCTAAGAATCTTCTTGCCAAAGTAACTGGTCTTCTTGGCCCTTATCTGGACGTTGAAGCGATGGTCGGATAATGCCAGCCAGCACTATTCTTTCTTCTATCCGGACACCGCTGGCCACCGCGCTCGGGTCGGTATCTGCGAACGTTTATTCATACGTTCCAGAGGCGGTTCAAGTGCCAGCGGTTATTCTTGTTCCAGATTCGCCTTACCTAGAACTCAACACAATCAACGACTCAACCATTCACGCCAAAATCAATATGACCATCACTTGCGGAGTCGCCTATCTTTCTAATCCTGCTTCTCTCGATAATCTCGAGCAACTCATCATCTCAGTATTGGCAGTTATACCGGACGGCTACACAGTCGGCCCAGTCGAACGGCCTTCGGTTACGCAAGTGGGTGCGGTCAATTTATTGGTCGCAGATATTCGCGTTTCCACCTATTACACACAGACTAACTAAGGAGAAAAAGTGGCAACAGTAGTCATTACTGGTCGCGACGTTTCGCTATCTTTCACAGGTGGAACAGATATTGAAGCCCAAGCGACTAACGCAGTCTTGACAAAGACCAACGTTCGCGAGACTTATCAGACACTCGACGGCGAGGCTTACAAGACAGTCAATATCGAAGGGACTTTCCAGCTCGATATGCTCGCCGACTGGGGTAAGGCAAACTCAGTATGTGAGGCTCTTTGGACTGCGGCAGAATCCGCGCCAGACACAACCATCACAGTCAGCCTAACTGCCGCCACAGGCGCAGTATTTTCATTCCCAATCCTTCCAGAGTTCCCAACTGCTGGCGGATCAGGAATCGACGCACAGACAGTTTCCTTCACCTTCAAAGTTTCAAAGGGTGAAGTAACAGAAACCTTCAGCTAAGAATAGGAATCGGGAGCTATGAAACTAAACATCAAAATTACATATACGAACGGCGAGGAAGTTACCTACGTTGTCGGCTTACCCGAATGGGCTAAGTGGGAACGAAAGACCGGTAAGTCGATTTATTCAATGAAAGATATTTCGGCGTATCAGCAAGCGGACTTCCTCGATCTGGCTTACTTCGCTTATAAACGCGAAGCGGCTGGAAAGCCAACTAAGTCCCAAGAAATTTGGGAGTTATCAATCGATGAAATGACGATTGGAGATGAAAGCCCAAAAGTTACGAGTCCGGAAGCGTAAATCGCCTTATCGTCGAAGTGGCGATAGCAACCGGAATTCCGATGAGCGAATGGACTGACATCGACCAAGTATTGACCGCAATAGAGATATTGAAGGAGCGCAAAGGTGGCAAATGAGCCAATCGGTTATGACAAGCGCGAACTTAGGTCAATCATTACCGCTTTCAAAGCGATGGACGCTGAAGCTGTTGATGCGGCTAAACGCGAGAGCTACGCGCTGGCTCAGTTCGCCGCCAACGAAGTCAAAGCCTACGGAATCACCCGAACCTTTGGACAGGCCGTTGTCGATCGCATTACAAGTGGCGTTAGGGTTTCCAAGTCCTCGAAGGTTGGCGAGTTCTCTTATGGATTCGCGTCTCAACGTTTCTCTGGTGGAGGAACGACTAAAGACCTCTGGGCTGGTTACGAATTCGGATCTAATCGTTATGCTCAGTTCCCAAGACGAACCCCTCGCAAAGGTCGAGGAAATTCTGGCTATTTCATCTATCCAGCACTTCGCAAAATTCAGCCTGAATTAGTAAAAAAATGGGAAGAAGCATTTTCAAAGATTCTAAAGGAATGGGATAAATAATGGCAGGAAGTAGAACACTCAAGTTATCCATCCTCGCCGACGTTGATGACCTAAAAAAGGAACTGGGTAAAGGTTCTAAAGAAGTAGAGGGCTTTGGCGGTAAGTTAGATAAATTTAGCGCGGCGGCTAAAGCGGCATTTGCCGCGGCTGCTGCTGCTGCTGCCGCTTACGCAGTAAAACTGGCAGTTGATGGAGTCCAAGCCGCGATTGCCGACGAAGCTGCTCAAAAGCGTTTAGAGGTAGCCCTCAAGAATGTCACCAATGCTACAGATGCTCAAGTGGCGGCAGTTGAAGAACAAATTCTAAAAACTTCGTTGGCTACTGGTGTGGCTGATGATAAACTTCGCCCTGCCTATCAACGTTTAGCAGTTGCGACTGGCGATTTAGAAAAATCTCAAAGCCTTTTGACCCTTGCTCTTGACATTTCCGCTGCTACTGGAAAAGACGTTGAAACTGTTTCTAATGCGTTAGGTAAAGCTTACGAAGGTAACACCGGAGCCCTGACTCGTTTAGGAGTCGGTCTATCAGCAACAGAAATCAAAACGTTGGGTCTTGAAGGTGCCATTACTACTCTAAGTAATACCTTTGGTGGATCGGCTGCTACACAAGCGGAAACCTTTCAAGGCAAAATGGCTAGAGTTCAAGTCGCCTTTGATGAAGCTAAAGAAACTCTTGGGGCCGCTTTGCTTCCAATTATTGAAAAGTTTTTCAAATTTATTGTTGAGACTGGTATTCCTAAACTTCAAGAATTTAAACGAATTGCTATTGATCCAGTTATCAAAGCGTTCAAGGATAATGAAGATGCTTTGAAATCAATTTACGAATTCGGCAAAGATACTCTAGTTCCATTTATAACATTTACTTTGGGCAACGCAATTAAAGGTCTCTCAAGTGTTGCCAGCGGCATTGTGAAAGCGGTTTCTATTGCGCTCAAAGCTCTTGAGCCAATTATCAATGCGGCAATCAAAGGCATCAATGGAGTCATTCGCGCAAAAAATCTTTTGACTCCGGGCCCTGATACTCCAACAATCAGCCCTATAAATTTCGGGTCTGGCGGAGCTTCTACTGGATCTAACACAGTCGCTCCGGGTGGCCTTCCATTTGGCGGAAGCGTTCCCGGAAAACCCGAAGCTGGCGGTGGAGGAAATCTTATTGCCGGAGGAACGGGTACAGGTTCGGGAACGGCGACAGCAGGTTCAGCTATTTCTGGAGCTCCAGTTTTCACTATTCCTGAACTTGGTAATCCTAGCCAGTTCGTCCGCGACTTTATTGGCTTTACACAAACAGGAACCGGAGCATTTGGCGGTCGAGGCGATTTGCGTCCAGACGACGGCGGCGGAGTTACCATTGTCGTTCAAGCTCCAAGCGTCATTGATGAAGAAGGATTTACTCGAGCGGTCGTTTCCGCACTCAATAATTCAACTAACCGAGGAACCACCGGAGCCGGTGGCTTGAGGACTCAAGCGCAGATCCTATGACCTTTTGGACTCCGACTTGGCGCGTCAAGGCTAACGGCACAGACGTCACAGATATTGCCCTTACTAACCTTTCGATTACTTCTGGGCGTACTGATTTCAATTCCGACACCTTGCCGAGTTATTGCTCGCTGACGCTTATCAATACGACTAACGCGGTGTATAACTGGTCAATCAACACTTCAATTTCCATCGAAGTTCAAGACTCAACTGACACTTACGTTCCCATCTTTGGTGGTCGTATTTCTGATCTTGCTATTGAAGTCAATTCCTCGGGCAACACCGGCACAATCACTCGAGTCAGCATTACGGCCCTCGGAGCATTGAGCAAACTTCAAAGAGCTTTATTCGATGGCAACCTAACCGAAGGGTTAGACGGCGCACAGATAACCCAGCTCCTTGCCGATTTACTTCTTGCCGCTTGGAACGAAGTTCCGCCTAGCCTGACTTGGACAGATTACGACCCGACCGAGACTTGGGCTAACGCTGGTAACGTCGGACTGGGAACGATTGACGCTGGCGAATACACATTAGTCAGCCGACAAATTACGGATCAATATCTCGCGCCTATTGCTTCCAGTATTTCCAAGAGCGCACTTGGGTATCTTTACGAAGACCCTCAAGGCCGCATTTCTTACGCCGATGCCAGCCACCGACAGGATTATCTCGAAGCCAATGGTTACACCGAACTGGATGGCTTCCACGCCCTCGGCTCGGGCATCTCAGCAGTTACTCGCCAAGGCAATCTCTTGAACAGCCTGACAGTCAATTACGGCAATAACTTCAATTCCTCTTACACTTCAGAAAATCTGACCAGCCAATCAAACTTCGGGCTTTATGCCGAAGAATTTCAGTCTTACCTAAAGAACGCCACCGACGTCGAAGACTTCGCCGATAAGGTTATTGCCCTCAGATCTACTCCCTACGCTGAGTTCAAATCAATTACCTTCCCAATCCAGAATCCCGAAATCGATGACGCTGACCGCGACGCGCTCCTTGGCGTATTTATGGGCCTACCAGTTGCCATCAATAACCTTCCGGCCAACATCTCTGGCGGCTCATTCCTTGGCTTCGTTGAAGGCTGGTCATTTAGGGCATCAGTTGGCGGCCTTTATATCACCCTGAATCTCAGCCCAGCAGAGTTCAACACCTTTACCGAGGCTTGGGAAGACGTAACACCTTCCCTCACTTGGCAGACCATATCCGCTACACTTACTTGGCAGAACGCGACAGGAGTAATAACCTAATGGCAACAACGACTAACTTTGGATGGACGACACCGGACGATACTGCTCTGGTCAAAGATGGCGCATCAGCCATCAGATCACTAGGCACTTCGGTTGATTCAGCGTTGGGCCAATTAACCCTTAACGCGCAGACTGCCACCTACACAGCTGTTCTAACAGATAACCGAAACAAGCTTGTGACTATGTCGGTTGCTACTGCTAATGATTTCTTAATTCCTACCAACGCGTCAGTTGCTTTTCCTATTGGATCAGTTATTAACGTCATTCGAATTGGTGCAGGACAGACAACAATCAAGGCAGTTACTTCAGGCACTACGACAATCTCATCAACTGGAGCAACCGCCACAGCTCCTAAGTTAAGAAAACAATTTTCAGCCGCTTCTTGTATCAAGGTCGCGACGGATACTTGGTATGTCGTAGGGGATATTGAGTAATGCCGATATTAGGCATTTTTGCTTCCGGTCAGCCTACCTCTGAATTACCGCCAGTTTCAGGTTATTCATTGTGGCTAGACGCTGATGATCCAACAGTATTTAGTTATAGTAGCGGATCAGTAGTAAGCCAATGGAATGACAAATCTGCAAACCTGTATCACTTTACGGAAGCAACAATAGCCGAGCAACCGACGAGAAATACAAATCAACAAAATGGAAGGGCAGTTGTAAGTTTTGCCGCCGACCAATTGAAGAATCTGTCATTGAATTGGGGATCTTCTGCCTCAACGTTATTTATAGTGGCTAAAGAAGACAAAACAGCCGGAACAGATTTCCAGAATCTATTCACCACAAATGCAACAACTGGCCAATGGGGTTATGGAATACAAAATAATCCTAACGATAATATTGGAATCTTTGATGTCGGACAGGCTTTTGCAAGCTTTGGCGTAACGATGACAAATGGCAACGCTGATGTTTTAGCCTTCAAATCCGCTGGTTTATCTGGAAGCTCGGTCACATCCAATTTGTATAAAAATGGAACCGCCGCAGGAGCTAATCCCTTAACTTTGAATAACACAGCTGCCGGAACCGGAGCATCACTCGGTTCTCCAGATTCGGCGGCGGTTGAACCTTTCTATGGGTATGTCTGTGAGGTAATTCTTTATCCTTCACAGCTTAACGATACAGATAGAAATTCAGTTGAATCCTATTTGAAGACGAAATGGGGCACACCTTGAAAAATTGGTATAAATGGGATTCGCTAGAAAGTTTTAATGTTTGGCATAATCAAATTAAAGAACAATTAGACTTGCCAAAAATGTCCGTAGATATTACTGGTCAAATAGTGCCTGATGCAGTAATCAATTCTGCCTATACTGAAGTGCATCATATTGCAGAAAATGATTATCGGGCTTTCCTAGCTGACGAATATGCCGATGGTCTTGAGTTGAGCGATAATCCATTTCCGTCTAACTACCAAGAACAATTGTCATAAAATATGCCTAAACTTTGCAAAGCTGGCCAACAATTAAGAGAGCAGATTGACGACGATTATCCTGATCGCGATCGCCGGAGCGATGGTTTTATGGCTGATGCTCGCCACATTGCAAAGGGCAATTCTGACCATATACCGGTCGATGGAATAGTCCGCGCAATAGATATTGATGCCGACCTCTCAGCTCACAAAGAGGAGGCTTACGCGCTAGTGGAAAAGATTCGCAAGTGCGCCAAGCGAGGCGACAAGCGAATCAAATACATTATCTTTGATGGCAAGATTATGAGCTCCACTTTGAATTGGAAGCGCAGAAAATACAGAGGCCCAAACCCTCACAAGTCGCACTTCCATATCAGCTTCACAACTCTGGGAGACAATGACGGAAAATGGTTCGACCTAGAAGGAGACAAAAATGAAAGAACTAAAACTAATGGCGGGAAGTTGGGCCAAGACATTCGTAGCGGCGGCCCTAGCGACTTACCTAGCGGTCGGCCTCGATGTAAATGCGATTGCCAATGCCGCTCTAGCGTCAGTCTTGCCTAGCATCATCAACTGGCTTAACCCTTCTTACGAGCGTTATGGCAAAGTCCGGTAATGGCGGCCTCTGAGTTCGCGGCGACTGTCGCCTCCGTCCTCGGATCGATTGGCCTCTTGATTGCCGGTCTGAGATATATCATCAAACTTGAAAATCTGCCCATTGTGTCGCGCCTCGACAAGATGGAGAGTCAGTTAGAATTAGCACTCTCGGCGAAAGTGAGCAGAAATGGCACAGGCAAAAAAGCGCGCTAAGAAGCCAGTCAAGAAGGTGGCAAAACGTCGCAAAACGACGAAAGATATCCCATTGACTCGTTTAGATTTTTGGGCTATTGCCTGCAATGAGGTTTATATGGCTTGTCGTCGAGCTGGTATGGATGAAGGAACGGCTCTGGCTTTTGCTATGGATCGTAGCTCGTACCCTGAATGGATAGTGGATAACGGAAACCCAATGTTCAAGCCTTGGGACGAAGACGAGGACGACGACTAATTTACCTTCGCGAGGTCGAACTATTCGAGGCACTCAAGGCCATCTATCCGGACTTGACGCCACTATCAGCGACCGACCGAGCCGACGGCATTACTAGCGACTCTTATATTGAGATGAAATGCCGACGCACCCATTACGACACTCTGATAATCGAGAAGAAGAAGTGGGATTACTTGGCCGATATAAGGGCTAGGACAGGGGCTAGGACGCTTTATATCAACGCGACGCCTAAAGGTGTGTATCAGTTCGACTTAGGGGCTTTAGAGGCTCCTGAATGGCATTACAAGGCCCTTCCAGATAAGACCGACTTCGCCAATGCTGGGAAGGTTCATAAGCTCTGCGCCTTCCTGCCAATCCGACTCGCCGAACTCCTACTTGTATAAATCCATTTAGGTAATTACATTTATCCCACTAAATCCATTTAGAGGATTTGGAAGGGAGAATAAGTGATAAATAATCCGAAAGTAATTCGATTTGATTCTACTTCAGGAGCTTGGTCAGATGGTAAGAATTACGTCAAGGGCCAGATTATTCGCAGATACGCAATCGAATCACTAGGTCGCCAATCAACAAGAGGGCGGCTAAGTAGAGAAGAAATCTCAGCCTATTGGCTAGATCGATTCGGGGTGAGCGCGGATGTCGAATGACTTCACACCCGAGCAAATCCTCACAATCCTCATTTCACTATTTATTGGATTCTGGGTCGTCTATGCGGCTTTCGAATCTGCTAAAGCCAAAGCCTTCAACGAAGGATACAAACGCGGAAGGGCCTCGAATCAATATGTCAGAGAGATCGCTAAGTGACTGGCTCTCGGACGCTGGTAACACCCTCGAAGACCGAGGGATGGAATATGGCGACCCGAGGCACAATCTATTACGCATTTACAAAATCGCGAGAATCCTCGGTGTTCAGCTCAGAGACCCATCTGAGTTGGCGACTATTTTTATCGCGACCAAACTCAGCCGAATGGTGGAAAGTCCACAGCGCGAAGATTCGTATCTCGATCTCATTGGATACGCCGCTATCTTGGGCTTCTGCCGATTTTCAACTCCTGAAGATTGGGACGACGTTGAGTCTGATTCGCAATACTAACAATCGCCAATGGTGCGATTATTGTAAATCTCGTTATGGGCAGTTGAAAGACGGCACTTGGCACTTGAAAGCACAAGTTCCAGCAGTCTGGAAAGTCCAAAGCGAAACACCACTACGCCGCGCACAAGTGCGGTTCTATTGCCAACCTTGCGCCAATGAAGCGCAGAACTGGCCAGATGGCACATTCTGGTCACTCAAAGAACAACTGGAATATGCGATCGATGAGTTCGCAGGGAGAGAGAAGCTAAATGTCCAATTACCTAGATGATTACGTATCGGTTCAAGACCGCCTAAAGGAGTTTATCAATGGCTATCCGGATTATCGAATCAAGTCGCACGTTCTTGAGGAATCACTTATTCCTACTTGCGATGTTTATATTGTCAAAGTTGAGCTTTATCGTACTGAAGCTGATTCTGCGGCTTGGACGACCGGACTATCTAGTGAATCTAAGTCCAAACAGTATGCGCTGGAACTTGCGGAAACAGGTGCGCTTGGACGCGCTCTCAATCTCGCTGGATATTTCGCGAAGCCATCTGGAACGCCTAAGAAACCTATCCAGACAACAAATAAAGCTCTCGCAGA